TGTCTACGGATTATCCAGACGCATTGTTGTACGGTAGTTTAGTAGAAGGTGCTATTTTCTTAAAAGAACCGCCCGATGTCATTGGCTTGTTTGAGGCTAGATTCAAGGAGGCGGTAGGCAGAATGAAAACACTATCCGAAGGTCGCGGAACTCGTGACCAGTATAGATACGATCAGTTGCGTACTGGCGTATCTTAAATGAAACCAATTAAATCCCTAGAGGGCAAACGAGTAGCTATTATTGGCCTTGGTTTGTCGCAAGTAGATTACGCTATAGGTTTGCAAAATGGTAGGACATGGGATGAAACCTGGACTATTAATGCTGCAGCAGGCGTATATAAAACAGATAGACTGTTTATGCTAGATCCTGCTAGTCGATTTTTTGATAGTACCGATGCAGGCAGACAAACAAGTGTGATGACAAAGGTTTTAGCAGAAGCTAAACATCCAACCTATACATGTGAATTAGATCCCAGAGTACCAAAAGCCGTTGAATATCCATTGCAAGAAGTTTGCAATGCTACTAAATGTGCGTACTTAAATACCACGGTTGCCTATACATTGGCTTTTGCTATGTGGAATAAAGTTGCTGCTGTAGATCTATTTGGCATAGATTTTTCGTATTCAAAAAATTTACATCTTGCAGAGGCAGGCAGAGCATGCGTTGAATTTTGGATATCAAAAATGATGGAAGCCGGAATTATAGTAGGCATTAGTGGCAGATCTACAATATTAGATATGAATGTGCCAGCCTCAAATAAGCTGTATGGTTATCACAGATTAAAAAAACCATTGGTGGCTATTCCGCACGAAGGCAATTTTATTATTGGGCCATACGCAGAGATTAATGAGCAGTTAGCAGCAAAAGGTTTGAAGATTAATGAAGATCTTGCTCCACCAGAGCCGTACAAAGGATGAGCGATAGTTTTCTACAATTAGGTCAGGTGTCTGTGCATACCACACAAAACAAAGGACACGATCCAGAGTTTTGGGCCGCACAAGCCACAAAAAAAATATGTTCTATATCTATGGATCAACCAGAGCATATAAAACAACAGGCTTTAGCTTTCCAAAACCAAGTTTATACTGTAATCTTGTATACAATAAAGAACGCAATAAATTCTAACAATGTGACTAATGTGAATTTATTAAGGCAACAAGGACATGAAGACATGGCCAAGATAATTAAGGAGCTTTAAGAAATGGCAATTACATCAGCAATCGCAACCAGTTTTAAACAAGAAATTTTAGTCGAAGGACACAATCTAACACAGGGCGCAGACACTATTAAGTTAGCTTTGTTTACAAGTTCAGCAACTTTGGGAGCCGGCACAACAGCTTACGCAACCACAAACGAGGTAAGCGGAACTAATTACACAGCCGGTGGTGCTGCACTGACAAATGTAACCCCCACAACATCTGGAACTACAGCTATTGTAGATTTTGCAGATCTTACATTTGGAACAGCTACCGTAACTGCTAGAGGTTGTTTGCTTTATAACGACACGAATAGCGACAAAGCTATATGTGCTATTGACTTCGGAGGAGACAAAACTTCTACTGCTGGCGACTTTACAGTTGTCTTTCCGGCAGCAGATGCGTCAAATGCCATTATTAGATTAGCTTAAATTAATTTTAGCAATGGTAGAATCAAGTTATGCCACTAACAAAATTTAATTTTAAGCCAGGAATCAACAAGGAAGAAACTGACTATTCAAACGAGGGTGGTTGGGTAGACGGTAATTTAATCCGTTTTAGAAAAAGCCGTGTTGAAAAAATCGGTGGTTGGCAAAAAAACACTTCAAGTATATTTTATGGCATAGCCAGAGCATTGCACAGTTGGATTTCTTTAGGATCTGAAAGATATTTAGGTCTTGGCACAACTTCAAAATATTACATAGACTCTGGCGGAAACTACAACGACATTACCCCAATAAGAGCCACAACCACAAATGGAATTGTTTTTGCAGCGACCAATGGCTCAAGTTTAATTACTGCCACTGATTCTGACCATGGAGCTGTTCCTGGTGATTGGGTTACATTGGCAGGAGCAGTTAGTCTAGGTGGTGTTATTACTGCTGCTGTTTTAAACAAAGAATATCAAATAAATGGTGTTGCTACTGATAACACATTTACCTTTACTGCTTTAGACTCTGCTGGTAATGCAGTTGCGGCTAACGGCAGTGATACTGGCAATGGTGGCTCTGCTGCTGATGCTGTATACCAAATAAACTCTGGCCTAGATGTTTATGTTACGGCTGCTGGTTGGGGTTCTGGTGCTTGGGGAGCAGGGACATTTGGTTCTACAACAGCTTTGTCAGCAACCGGTCAACTTAGATTGTGGACTCACGATAATTTTGGTGAAGATCTTATTATCTGCCCAAGAGCAGGCAGTATTTTTCGTTGGGTAGAAAACAATGGTGTAGCCACAAGAGCTGTAAGCCTTGCCACAACCTCTGGCGCTAATTTAGTTCCAACCGTAGGTTTGCAGGTTGTTACATCTGAAACCGACAGGCATTTGATAGTATTGGGTGCAGATCCAATATCCGGAAGTGAAAGAACAGGCGCTATAGATCCTATGTTAATTGCTTTTAGCGACCAAGAAAACGCATTAGATTTTGAGCCTTTAACAACAAATTCAGCAGGATCTTTAAGACTTTCAAGTGGATCGCTTATTGTAGGTGGCATGAAATCAAGGCAAGAGGTTTTAGTATGGACAGACACAAGCTTATACAGCATGACCTTTATTGGGCCACCTTTAACTTTTGCTATTAATCTAATTAACGAAGGCGCTGGTTTGATTGGTCCAAAGGCTGCAGTCAATGCTCCAAACGGTGTTTTCTACATGTCTAAAAATGCTTTTTATTACTACAATGGATCTGTGCAAAAACTTCCTTGCTCAGTTCAAGATTATGTTTTTTCAGATCTTAACCTAACGCAAGCCTACAAATGCCATGCTGCATTGAACAGCGAATTTTCAGAGGTCTGGTTTTTCTATCCGTCACTAGAAGACGATACCGATGAGATATCACGATTTGTTATATACAATTATGAAGAAAACTTATGGAGCATAGGATCATTGGTTCGTTATGCCTGGCTTGACACCGGAATAGAAGATAAGCCTTTGGCATCTGGTCAAGATTCTTCTGTCAATTATATTTATCAACATGAAACTGGTTTTAATGACGATGATGCTGCAATGGAAAATGTATTCATTGAATCGGCTGACATAGACATAGGCGATGGAGATAATTTTGCTTTCTTGAAAAAAGTTATCCCAGATGTTTTATTTGATGTTGAATTAGGTGTTAGCGCAACGCCTGCTATGAACATAGTGGTTAAACGAAGAGACTTTAATGGCCAGTCACTAACCACAGACTCAACGGTACAAGTTACCTCGACATCAACTTTTACCAGTTTACGAACAAGAACAAGACAGGTTGTTTTGCGATTTGAGTCAGACGATGACAATACGCTAACCGATACTAAGGATTACAAATGGAGACTGGGATCAACTAGATTAGAGATTCAGCCATCTGGTAGAAGGTAATGGGCAAGCTGTTAGAGACTAGACTTCCATTGGCTCAAGGAGATAAGGTTTCTATTGAGACTTTTAATCGGTTGATTCGTGTAATAGAATTAAACTTAGGAAGATTTGATACGACTGCTACACCTCAATACACAGGAAGTCAGCGTGATTCTTCCTCTTTTGCTGCTGGAGATGTAATATGGAACAGTACAACAGAAGAATTACAAGTGTATGATGGAGATGCGTGGTTTAATTTATCGGTTGGCCCACAAGTCGGATTAGAAACAAAAGTTTCTTTAGGGAGTGTAACAGTAACCACAAATGGTAATGTTACAGTAAATATAACAGGACCAGTCTATGGTTGGAATGTAGAAAAATGGTATACATGACAATATTAAAGTTAGTGATACAATAAAAATAGGCATAAATAAGATAAATATAGGTTAGGAATATGGCATTAGCAGACACACTAAAAAAAATATACGGCACACCAGAAACTGGTGAAATAAACCCACCCTCAAGGCGAATGTCTAACGAAGAAGTGCAAACAGCCAAAAAAAATAATCCTGATCCTATGGCATTTGCTATGGGTTCAGCCGATGGTAGTGGTTTTTATACCGATGCTCCAATGCCTGCAACATCTAACAGAGAAATGGAAATGTTAAGAGAAAGTTTGGGCATGGCATCAAATGATTTTGG